AGGTCCATCGACGCGGCGTCGGGCCAGCCCTTCTCCGAGTGGGAGTGGCAGGTCATCAAGGAGTTGATGGAGGCGGCCGGCTTCAAGCCTACCGTCATTCATACTGCCTTCCGCGCTTACGTTGCCAAGTGGCACACCCTCTTTGCTGGCGACAAGACGGGCGGCCAGTTGGCGTCCACGGCGAAGGAAGATCAGGCCAAGCTGGTCGAGAAGCTCAAGGGCTTCGACATCGCGTTGACGATGGGGCAGCACGCCATGTTCTGCCTGACCGGCGAGACCAAGATCGACACCTTCCGGGGCACCCACATCGACAGTCCCTTCGTCGAGGGGTTGCAGGTGGTGCCGACCTACGCGCCCAACATCTTCGCCCGCATGGCGTGGAACGAGCGACCCGTTGTGGTGTCGGCGATGCGCAAGGCGCGCAAGCGTTTCGAGGACAGGCCGCGCACGGTCTACATTCCCGAGACGGTCGCCGACCTCTACGAGTTTTCGACTAGGCACATTGGTAACGAGATCGTGTTCGACGTCGAAACCAACAAGTCGTGCCGCATCACCGAGTTCTCGGCGGCAACCTCGTCAGGCTGCTGCCTGTACGTCCACCTTGAAGATCGCAACTACAGGTCGGTGTGGTCGGAGGCTGACGAGTTGGACATCTGGTTGTGGCTGCGGTTCTTGGCCAGCCGCCATGACTTGGCGTGGGGTTTTCATAACGCCACCTATGACTTGACTTACCTCGATGCCTACGGTATACGACCGCGTGGCCCGATCTTCGACACGATGCTTCGTCACCACGCATGGCAGCCGGAATGGGAAAAGAGCTTGGGCTTCCTCGCCTCCCTCCACATTCCGACCCGCGCGTGGAAGCATCTGCGGACCAAGGCCAAGAAGGACTTCAACAAGGGCGGCTCAGTAGACTGACGCCCCAACGCAGGAGAGAGTAATGGCTGAAGTTGCGGTTTCATTCCGCGCTACCTTTGAGGCTGATGGCCTTGCGGCTAGCGCCCGCTACAAGATGCAGCAGGTTCTGATGGAATGGCTGCGCGACGCTACCCGCAATAGCAACACCAACAAGCTGCACCGCGAGCTTGAAGCGGCGGCCGGCTTTAGCGTGCCCGAGTTCTATCTGTTCGTCATCGACGATCTGAATACGGCTAGGGACGACCATCGCTACGAGCAGGCGCTGGAAGCGATGAAGAGCTAACATGAACGACGACGATGCTGCGATCCGCCGGCTTTGGGCCAGCGTAATTATTCAGGCCCTGATCGACGCCACGTCCCAGCCGAAGACCCCGCAAGGGATTGTGCATAAGAAGCAGGCACAGGCGTGGATCACGGCGGAGTTTGGCACGACTGCCCAGAACTTCGAGGGCATCTGCCTTGCTGCCAGCATCGAGCCTGTCAGGGTGCGGACCTTCATCAAGAACTATGATGGGCCGCCCTTGACGCTTCACATCATGTCCCGTATGCGGGATTCGTTTCTCAAGGGGGACAGTAGTGAAGACTCTCCAGTTGCAGAACCTGACGATCACGCCTGAGAATCAGGAGATCGTATACAACGCGCTCGACACCATGCAGACGATGGCCCTCAAGGAAATCTTTGACGGGGGCCTGCTGCCTGCATGGGCGTCGACGACCTACCGCTACAGCGAACTGATGCTGGGTCCCATCATGACCATGATGCGGCGCGGCGTGCAGATCGACACCGAGCGGCGCGACATGCTGGTGCGTGGCCTGCGCGAACGGGCCGACAAGGTGCAGGCGCGGTTCGACTTCCTGTGCGAGAGCCTGTTCGGCACGACTGTCAACCACAACTCGACGCCCCAGCTTCAGACTTTGTTCTATGAGTTTCTGGCGATCCCCGAGCAGACCAAGTCCAAGAAGGGCGAGGTCAAGGTCGGGGCCGACCGGGAAATCCTTGAACGCATTGCCCGTGACTATCCGCGTGGCGCCCTCTTTGCCAATCACATCCTGCGCATTCGGGACCTCGAAAAGCAGATCGAGTTCCTGTCGAAGAAGCTGTCGCCCAGCAACCGCTTCCACGCTGCGTTCAATGTGGCTGGCACCGAGACGTTCCGCCTCTCGTCAAGCGAGCATCCGTTCCGCATTGGCTCGAACTTGCAGAACATCCCGAAGGAGGCGCGCACCTGCTTCGTCGCCGACCCCGGCTACATGCTGTTCTACTCGGACCAGCAGGGCGCCGAGGCCCGCATCGTCGCCTACCTATCGGGTGACGAGAACTACATCGCGGCTGTCGAGGGCGGCGACTCGCACACTATGGTGGCCAGCATGGTGTTCGGCTTCCCGCCTGACCGTGAACTCGCAGAGCGCGAATACTACCGGGGCTACTCCTACCGGGACATCACCAAGCGGGGCGCCCACGGCTCCAACTACTATGGCAAGCCGTTCACTTTGGCGCAGCAGATGAAGGTCGAGACGGCCGTGGCCGAAGCCTTTCAGATGCAATACTTCCTGCGCTTCCCCGGTATCTCTAACTGGCATGCGTGGGTGGCCAACCAGTTGCAGAAGAAGGGCTATCTGGTCAGCCCGTTCGGCATCCGGCGCACCTTCTGGAACCGGCGCTGGGACGATGCCACCCTGCGTGAAGCGATTGCCTTCGTGCCCCAGCACTGCGTTGGCGTGCTGATGAACGTGGGCATCTATAAGATTTGGGAGCGGTTCGAGGGCAAGCCCGGGGCCGACGTCCAAATCCTGCTGAACCTTCATGACGCGGTTCTCGGTCAGGTCCGCATCGACAAGGCCGCCGAGTTGTTGCCGCAGGTTCTGGAGTGCTTGCACTTTCCTTTCCCCGTGACTGACATTAATGGGATTACCCGTGAAATAGTTATTCCCTTTGATGTCGAGGTCGGTTATAACTGGGGCAAGGCCAGTGACAAGAACCCGTCTGGCCTCAAGAAGTGGAGGCCCGATGTCAAGGCATGACTATCTGAGTGACCGCGCTGCCAACTACAAGCTGATGTCTGACATCAAAAGCTGGTGGCGCAAGCGCGGTTACGTCGTGCGGGTCTGGCTCGAAAAGGCCGTTGACCCTATGAGCGGTTCGCAGATTCATGTGATCCGCACCAACATCGTGCAGTCTGTCACCACCGCAAGGAGCAACTACTATGTCGAATGACAACGTGATCGCTTTCCCGGGTTCCGCTGCCACCACCAAGCAGGACGACGATCTTGAGGGGATGATCAAGGTCGATCTGGGTATCAACCCTGACAACGAAATGGAAGAGGTCATCCTCCAGCTTATTGCTCTGCTGGGTGAGCGGAAGGCTTCCATCCGCAGCTTCATCTGCGCCATCGCCGTCGACGAGGGCGATGAAATGGGCACGGCCTGCCATACCCTGACGTCGCCGATTGAGCCTAGCGAATATGCGCTGCTGCTCAAGATGCTCGAAGGTTCCTTCCAGCGCCGCCTCAACGGCATGCACGCTGAGTGAAACTGCGCCCGCCCCTCGTCGCCAAGTACGCTGACTATGTGCCGGTCTTCCCGGTGCAACAGCGGACGGCTGCGCAGCGGGCGGGCATTTCCTTTGAGAAGGCTGTGCAGAAGCGCCTCCAACTTCTGCATAGGCGGGTCGAGGTAGGGCCGTGGCTCTACTACAGATCGGCCCGCAAAGGTGGCGTCTGTCAGCCCGACGCCCTGTTATGGCTTGCAGACGACCACATCTGCATCGTCGAAATCAAGTTGTCGTGGATGCGTCCAGTCCGCAAGAAACTCCTAGAGTTCTATGGACCTATCGTCCAAGCTATCTACCCAGAGGCCAGGCTTTCCTTCCTACAAATCTACAAGAACGCCAAACCTCAGTCGCACAAGAAGCCAATCAGCATCTATGCGCTGGACGATCTACCCATCAACAAGTACAAGGAATGCCAATGGCTGGGCCTGTAGCAATCAAGTTCAAGCGCCTTACCTCGACGGCCATCCTGCCGACCCGGGCCACCGACGGCGCCGCCTGCTTCGACCTGTATGCCGACGAGCTTCATGTGCTCGACGACATGAGGACGCGGCGCACCGTGCGTACCGGCATCGCCGTAGAGTTGCCACCCGGCCACGTCGGCCTCGTCTGCTCGCGCTCTGGTCTGTCGGCGAAGGAAGGAATTTTTGTCGTTAACTCGCCCGGCGTTATTGACGAGGACTATCGTGGTGAGTTAAAGGTGATCCTCGGGCGGCTCCCGTATACGCCGCAATGGCCCCATCCTGACCAGTTCATGGTTGAGAAGGGGATGCGGGTCGCCCAGCTTATGGTCCTGCCGCTCCCGCAGCTTGAGGTTGTGGAAGTTGAGGACCTTTCAACCACTGTCCGGGGCGAAGGTGGCCTCGGCTCAACGGGAGTCTGACATGATCATCACTCAGATTGGCGCGACTGCGGGCCTGATCGGCTTCGCGCTTGCGATCTTCGCTTCTTTCTATCTGGATACGTCCGGCAGCTTTGGCGACCCGGTGCGTGAATCCAAGATGAACATCGTTGACCGCACGGTTATCGGTGGCTTTGGCATGTTCTTCGTGGGCATCCTCGTCGGCCTCATTGGTCTGATCTGGGGCATCTAAACGTGTCCTCCCGCGAGACCTACCCTAAGACGGTCCTGCTTATCCCCGACACCCATGCGATGCCGGGCGACAAGCTGGACCGCTTTGCCAAGATGATGGCGTTCTTGGAGAACCGCAACATCGTGCTGGACCGGGTGGTCCATATCGGTGACCTGTGGGACTTCGCCTCACTTTGCACGCACGACATGGAAGATCCCCGCTGGGCGCACCGCTCCTTGCAGGAAGACATCGAGGCCGGCTTCAACGCGCTCGACTGGATCGCCTCCATCGCCGCAGCCTTCGGGGGTGCGCCTATCGACTTCAACGAGGGCAACCACGAGGACCGCTACAACAGGTGGATGGCCTCTGACAATCGGCTGCTGACGTCGGAGTTCCCGAAGACGGTCAAGCAGTTGGTGGCCCAGCGGCGCCCGACCTTCAAGATTCGCTACCACTCGTTCTTGAAGCCCGTCTCCATCTACGGCGCCGTCTTCCAGCACTACTTCGTCAGTGGCGTTATGGGCCGGCCGCAGGGTGGCGAACATCATGCCAACAATCTGTTGCGGTCCCAGCACGTTTCGTGCGTCTGCGGCCATTCGCACCTGCTGTCCACTTCGACTCGGACCAAGGGCGACGGCAGCAAGATTCACGGGCTGGTGGCCGGCTGTTTCGTGGACCCCGAAGGCGACTTTGCCTATGCCAAGGCGGCCAAGAAGCTGTGGTGGAACGGCTTTCACCTGTTGCATTTCTATGCACCGGGTGAGTTCGACGTCGAGTCCATCAGTCTTGAAAGGTTGGGATAAACCTGCTATAATATAGCATGGCCAAAACCCCTGCTTGGCAGCGTGCCGAAGGCAAGGACCCCAAAGGCGGGCTCAATGCCAAAGGCCGTGCCTCTTACAATCGTGCGAACCCCGGTAAGCCGGGCCTCAAAGCTCCTCAACCCGAGGGAGGCCCGCGCCGGGATTCGTTCTGTGCCCGCATGAAGGGCATGAAGAAGAAGCTGACTTCCAAGAAGACGGCCAACGATCCCAATAGCCGCATCAATAAGAGCCTCCGAGCCTGGAACTGTTAGCATGTCCGACGCAGCCAAGCAAGCCCAAATGTCCGAACAGATGGCGGCCAACGCCTCGAAGGGCGCCCTAATCGAGAAGGTTGTATTCGCAGCCATCCCGATCCTCTTTAGCTGCGTCGTGTACCTGATGACATCCCTGTCGTCGGCCAACAACGAAATCACCATCCTCAAGTCCCGCATTGCCGTGGTTGTGACGCAGGACAACCGGGCTATCCCGCCGCAAGGCACGACCATCGACATGGCCCAGATCCGCGAACATCTGTCCAACCGGATCGAGCAGGTGGAGCGAGACGCCGCTATTGCCCGGGGCAACATGACGCTGGACCGTGAGCGCAGCATGGCCGGCATTGAGCGTGGCCGACTTGAGATGGCCGCTGACGCGGCTGCTGCCCGTGCCGCAATTCGGGCCGATCTAACCCGCATGATCAACGAACTTGAGCGGCGCGTGGCCCTCTTGGAGTCCCGGAATGGAACCGCTCCTCAATCTCGTTAGGACGGTAGCCCCGTCCATTGCGACTGCCGTGGGTGGACCACTGGCAGGCATGGCGACCCGTGCCATTTCTGAGGCCCTGCTTGGCAAGCCAGACGGTAGCGAGGCCGAGCTTGTCGAGGCGGCAGCCAAGGCGACGCCGGAGCAGTTGCTGGCCCTGAAGAAAGCCGAGCAGGACTTCGCGGTGCAGATGCGGGAACTGGACGTCGATCTGGAACGCATCGCCAATGAGGACCGCAACAGTGCCCGGGACCGGGAGATCAAGACCAAGGACTGGACGCCCCGCTTTCTAGCCGCTGGCATTACGTTTGGCTATTTCGGGGTGCTGTTCTTCATGTTGCTGAATGGCCTGCCTACGACGGGCGGCTCCGAGGCTATGCTGGTTATGCTGGGCACGCTTGGCACGGCATGGGGTGGCGTGGTTGCCTATTACTTTGGCAGTTCCGCCGGCTCCAAGGAAAAGAGTGATGCAATGAGTAAGATGGTGCGCAAGTGAAAGAGAACTACGCCAAGTGGTTGGCCCTAATTCTGAAGCATGAGGGCGGCTACGTCGATCACCCGGAGGACCCGGGCGGCGCCACCATGAAGGGCATCACGCTCGCTACCTTCTCGGCCTTCAAGGGCAAGCCCATGAGCAAGGACGAGTTGCGCGCCATCTCTGACGCCGATGTCAATACTATCTACAAGGATCAGTATTGGGACGCCCTGAACTGTGACGATCTGAAGTCGGGCGTGGACCTGCTGGCCTTTGACATGGCCGTCAACAAGGGCGTTCGCCGGGCAGTCAAGCTGATGCAGCGGGGCGCAGGTGTTGCCGATCT